GACCTGATCGTTAAGCCAGAAGGTAAGCCGACTCTGGCACCAGAAAACGACAAGCGCCCTTCGATTACAATAACAGCAGACGATTTTGATTAAGGGCGTTGTAATCGCAAAATAGTTAAGGCATACTTAACCCGCTGAAAGGCAAAAACCAAAACTTAAACCGCAAAAAGGTATTATATAATGTCTAAGATTAAAGCTAAAAACGTCCGTTTGTCATTCCCTTCTTTATTCCGCACAGCACAGTTTGGAGATGAAGATACCGGAAAATATGAAGCTACCTTTGTATTCGACAAGGTTGAACACGCCGAAATCATCAAGTCTATCCAGGCTCAGATTAACAAGCTGATGAAGGAAGAGTTAAAAAACAAAGCTTGGTGATGATAAACTTTGCCTAAAGGACGGTGATGAAATTGGTCGCCCTGAGTTTGAAGGTAAGATGACACTCAAGGCCAGCACCAAAAAGCGCCCTGTTGTTATTGACCGCGACAAAGCGCCTTTGGCCGAAGCAGACAACAAGCCTTATGCTGGCTGTTATGTAAACATGATTGTTAGCCTTTGGGGACAAGATAACAAATACGGGAAGCGTGTTAACGCACAGCTTGACGGTGTGCAGTTCTACGCTGATGGGGAACCGTTCGGTGATGCTGGAATCAGCGCCGATGAGTTTGACGAATACGACGCGTTCGATCCTGTTGACGAGTTTTAAAATGGTATAATGTTTGGCCGCCTTAGGGCGGCTTTTCTATTTGTAAAAGGGCTACTCCCTATGCTGATTATAGACACAGAGTGTTTCCCCAATTACTTTCTTGCATCATTCCGCAATATGAAAACCCGCCAGGTCGCCAACGTCGAATTGTATGAAGGCAAACCCCTTAACACTAAACAGCTACGCGCCCTTATGGGCCAGTACACCACGATAAGTTTTAACGGCAACGGGTATGACTTACCTATGCTTGTTGCAGCTATAGAAGGCTATAACAATGAGCAGCTAAAATCTCTTTCAGATAAAATCATTACCAGCGGTGAACCAGTATGGCGAATAATCAGGGACGCTAATTTACACGCGCCAGCCAGTTGGGATCACATTGATATTATGCAGGTAGCGCCAGGCCAAAGCGGCTTGAAGATTTACGGCGGGCGGCTTCATGCAATAAAAATGCAAGACTTGCCAATAGCGCCAAGCCAACGGATAACCCCAGCAGATCGTGATTCCCTCCGAACGTATTGTGCTAATGACCTAGACACAACGGAATTGCTTTACAAAGCGCTTGAAAAACAGATAGACCTTCGCAAGACAATGTCTGACCAATACGGTATGGATCTTCGCAGCAAGTCAGATGCACAAATTGCAGAAACTGTAATCACTTCCGAGCTTCACAATTTGACAGGCAAGACATACAGGTCGCCAAAACTAGAAAAGGGCTATAGCTTCCGGTATCAAGACCCCGGCATAGTAATGTTCAAAAGCCACCAGTTAAACAGCGTATTTGAACGAATTTTAAACACGAATTTCACACTTGCCACAAGTGGCGCTGTAGCAATGCCTGAATGGCTTAAAGCAGAACGCATAGAGTTGGCAGGGGTACGGTATCAAATGGGCATTGGCGGCCTTCACAGCGTGGAGAAATCTCAGCATATTGAGAAAAATGACGACTATTTGCTTTTTGAGTTGGATGTTGCTGCATTTTACCCGAATATCATACTACAGCAGAAACTTGCCCCAAAATCTCTAGGCGAGCCATTCTTAAAAGTTTATGAGTCTATCGTAAACCGACGAATTGCTGCAAAAAGAAAGGGCGACAAGGTGGCCGACGCAACATTAAAGATTGCCATAAACGGCAGCTTTGGGAAGCTCGGAAGCAAGTACAGTGCCCTGTACTCACCAGACCTTTTGATACAAACAACAATCACAGGCCAGCTTGCTCTTTTGATGTTGATCGAAAGAATGGAAGCTGCTGGCATATCCGTAAAGAGCGCGAACACAGATGGTATTGTGATTCACTGCAACAAGTCAAAAGAGCGCGAAATGGAAACCATAGCGTTTGATTGGATGCTGGGAACAACCTATGAACTTGAGCGCACAGACTACCGTTCTATCTCAAGCGCCAATGTGAATAATTATTGCGCTGTAATGGTGAACGGGAAGACAAAGGGAAAGGGTATCTTTGCCCCTGCCAGTTTGCAGAAAAAACCCCAGACGCCATCATCGTTTCAAAATCTGTGTGTGATTTTTTGGCTACTGGTGCCGACATTGAGCAAACTATAAACCAGTGTAATGAAATGCGAGAGTTCGTAACGGTTCGGCAGGTGCGCGGCGGGGCCATGTATGAGGGTGTCGCCGTTGGCAAGGCGGTGAGGTTTTACCACTCAAAAGCGTTCGCTCTTGGTGCCGGACTAACCTACGCAACCAACGGCAACCGTGTCCCCAAGTCGGCGGGCTGTGTTCCCGTTATGGATCTCGCAGAAGCAGACCTGTCAGATATTGACCGCGACTATTATATAAAGGCGGCCAAAACACTATTAAAGGAAGTTGGCCATGTTGGAACGTAACGTAGAAAAAAGCGCTATGCAAGCGCGTGAAAGAATTGGGCGGAATGTGTGAAAAAGTTCACATCACCAGGCAGGCGCTCGGTGCCTGATCGTTTGGTCACATTACCGGGTGGTTGCATAATTTTTGTGGAGTTGAAAGCGCCAGGCAAACCAGCAACAGACCTACAACAACGTGATCATAACCGGCGGCGCACCCTTGGCTGCGATGTTCGCGTTATTGATACAGTAGAGGCCGCAAATGCTTTCACGTGATGATTTACACGACTACCAAAACAGGGCTATTGAATTTATAAAGTCAAAGAAACGCTGCGGTCTTTTTCTCGGGCTAGGTATGGGTAAGACAACCGCCAGCCTTACAGCGATGTCGGATGCTTTGGACAGTATGACCGCGGCCAAGGTTCTTGTGATTGCCCCCTTGCGTGTTGCCAATAGCGTATGGGCACAAGAAACAAAACAGTGGACGCACCTTTCTCATTTGCGCGTGTCGGTTTGCACTGGCAACGAGCGCACACGCATGGCAGCTCTACAGCGTGATACAGACATCTACACAATAAACCGAGAAAACGTCCCCTGGCTTGTTAAATTGTATGGCAAAAAATGGCCTTTTGATGCGGTTATTGTTGACGAGTCCAGTAGCTTTAAAAGCCCATCTTCTCAAAGATTCAAGGCTTTAAAACGGGCGCTACCGTTTACTGATTACGTGGTGCTGTTAACGGGTACGCCATCGCCAAACGGCCTTTTGGATTTGTGGTCACAAATGTATCTTGTTGATTTCGGTGAGCGTCTCGGCAAAACGATGACCGGCTATAAACAGAGGTTTTTCGAGTCTGATTATATGGGCTACAAGTTTACGCCTCGCCAAGGTTCCTCAGAAGCCATACACCGCCTTTTGTCTGACAAGGTGTTGAGTATGTCGGCTGAAGATTACCTACAAGTACCAGACCGGATAGACCTTGTGGAGCGTGTCGAGCTGCCGCCAAAAGTCTTTGCACAATACCAGGAGTTTGAGAGAACGCTGCTTGCCGAGTTGGATGATGGGCAAGAAATTGAAGCAATTAGTGCGGCTGTTCTTGCCAATAAATTGTTGCAGTGGTCAAACGGGGCAACGTATACAGATAGCCTTGGCAACTGGTCAGAATTGCACAGCGTAAAGCTCGACGCATTGGCGGATCTTGTCGAACAAAATCCAAGTGAAAATATGCTGGTAGCCTACAACTACAAAACAGACCTTGAACGCTTGCGAGTAAGGTTCCCTGATGCCGTTGTTATGGATAAGCAACAGGAAACTATCGACCGTTGGAACCGGGGAGAAATTCAAATGATGTTGGCACACCCTGCCAGTGCTGGGCATGGGTTGAATTTGCAAAAAGGAGGGTCAATGTTGGTTTGGTTTGGCCTGAATTGGTCGCTAGAGCTTTATCAGCAGTTCAACGGCAGGCTACACCGCCAAGGGCAGACTAGGCCCGTTCGTGTTGTCCACATCGTTGCGTCTGGTTGCATGGATGAGCGGGTCATTGACGCGTTGAATAAAAAAGGAGAAACCCAAAACGCGCTACTTTTTGCGTTAAAACCAAAGCAAAAGGGTTTACAATAACGCACTACTGGTTTATTGTTAACGCACGAATAACGAAAAGGAGAAGTGAGATGAGCATACGCGAAGAGATGGAAGATATGAGGCACCCAGACGACAAAGCTGCCAAAGCCGCCCGCGATGAGCTAGAAGATCCGTTCAGCAGCCCAGAAGAAGACGAAGCCTGGCAAGCCGCAGAGAAGCGCATGGATGCAATAGGGCAGAATGGCGGCACAGGTGAGCATTACAAGGCACCGGCAAGCAAGTACCATGTGCAGATCAAAGGCCAGTGGGTTGACGTGTACGACATCCTGACAGCCTACAGCGTGACCAACCCAGCAGACGCGCACGCTATCAAGAAAATGCTTTGCCCTGGCCAGCGGGGAGCTAAGGACGGAATACAAGATCGGCAAGAGGCTATTGTAAGTTTGCAGCGGGCTATTGAATTGGAGGGTGGATTGTGACCCCCGGCTCAGCAGACTTCCGTCGCGCCAACCGCAACCCGAGCTATCAGTGCTTGCCCCCGCGCCGAGTACGTACAACGGGCTGTAGAGATGGCTCCACGAGGCTCACAGCTGGCAAGGAAATTAACCGTACACGATGTACAGGCTATGCGTTTAAACGTCCATGGTCACACTGACAAGCAGCAGGCAAAGGTGTTTGGCGTGTCGGCGTCTATGGTTTATAAGATCCGCAAGGGTGAGCGGTGGGGAGTGGTGAGATGAGCACCGCAAGCCTAGCCGACAAACTAACCCACGCCAAGCGAGAATCAAAGGCGCTCAAGGCACAGCTACAGGCTAGCAAGCTAAAGGCTGAAGAGCTATTGGCAGCGTTTGATGAATCGGTATACACGCCTGAAGTAATTGCTAGGCGCAACATGTTTAAGCGAGCGAGGGATAAATATAATGAGCGCTGATCTTATGCATGGCGATTGCCTAGAGTGGATGAAAGAGATACCAGATGGCAGCGTTGATATGATTCTTGCTGATCCGAATCACGTTGAGCATACAAATCATGGTGTATTTTGCTGTTGATATCAGTAAGTAAGTGGGATATGATGATATCATGAAAACCACAGAACAGATGATTTTATCAGCATATATTCCTTATGTAACCACGTTAAGAAGCGTGGCCAGAACATGCAGCACAGACCACCACAGGGTGAAGCGAGTTCTTGAAAAGAATGGAATAGTAATCGTCAAGGGAAAGCTTGCGCCGTTTTCATCTCAGCACCGCGCCAAAATAGGAGCGGCAAGTAAGGGAAGAACTAGCTGGGCAAAAGGAAAGAAGGTGCCAAAATCAACCCTTTACAGAAATATGGCCACACACCTTCGCTTTGATGTTTCTGTGGGTTGGCTTTTGGCTTTTGACGATATTGAAAAACTAAAGTTCCTCAATCGCTCTGTGGGCAGAGGCGGAAGGTTTGATATAACAACCAAAGAGTATAAGGCATATATTGTCAAGTTTTACAACGACGCTCAGTTCAACCGCCTGTATGAGAAATGGTTAACCTCCGGGCAATGTAAATGGAAAAGGCCAACCATAGATCATATTAACCCACGGGCTAACGGGGGGTGCAATAGGATAGAAAATTTACAGTTTTTAACTTGGCTCGAGAACAGAGCTAAGTGTGATATGAGCCAGCAAGACTGGGATAGCGTAAAAGCAAATATTAAGGACTATTTAATATGAACAACAAGGGAGACTTGGGTCTGCCTGGATTTGATTTGCATTTGGGTGACTGCCTAGATGTGATGAAAAGTATCCCCGATGGTTCGGTGGATATGATCCTTGCAGACCCTCCGTAACTTTACGGAACCACGGCTTGCAAGTGGGACACGGTGATTGACTTGCCATTGATGTGGGAGCAACTGAAGCGGGTAATTAAACCTAATGGGGCGATTGTTATGACGGCCAGCCAGCCGTTTACGTCGGCTTTGGTTATGAGTAATCCGAAGATGTTTAAGTATTGTTGGGTATGGCACAAAGGCTACTCTACTGGATTCGCAAACTGTAACAAGATGCCAATGAAATCCTTTGAAGACGTCGCTGTTTTTTATTTAAAGCTCCCCACTTATAACCCCTCAAGGGTTTAGTTAAAAGCGGAAAAATAAATAAACGAGGATCTTCGTCTGAGTCAATGGGATTAACGGGCTGCATTGGCGGTGAAATGGTTCAGAAGTTTACAAACTACCCTACAGACGAGATTAGAACAAAGAAGGAAAAACAAAACATCCAACGGAAAACCCGTTGCCCTAATGGAGTACCTAATCCGCACCTACACCCACGAAGGCGAGACGGTGCTGGACTTCACTATGGGAAGCGGAACAACCGGCGTTGCCTGCCAGAACCTGAACCGCTCCTTCATCGGCATTGAAATGGACGAC